GGAAATAAGTTCTATGGTAATTCAAGAGTTGAAATTCAAGAGCCAGGAAATATGAAGTTTTCTGTTTATCAAAAAACACTTGATGACTTGGGAATTGAAATATGGATGGGAGACTATATTGGTTATTACGAAAGTGAAGACCGAGTTAGATATTATGTTGTTAGTGATGACGGATATGTTAAGTCAGACAATAAACACACTTACGGTGGTTACAAACCGTTCTACAGAACGATTACCGCAACATGGGTGAGTGAGAATGAATTTAGAGGAATATAATGAAAGTAGTAATAACCGAATCACAATTCGATAATTTATTCTTAGGTAAAAAAGTAATGGTGTATTACAACTTACACAAACACACTTTTTCTGTAACTTATGATAGTAAAGTTATTATGCATGCCGACTATGTTAAATTAGGTGATGTTGAGTTTAGAGTAAGAAAGGGTGGTAAAGAACGAGTTCGTTCTGAAAAATCAAAAAACGTTCATGCATTTGTAATTGGAAAATTATTGGATTATTGTGAATATCCGTGTGACGATATCCCAAGTCCACCATCTGATATGATTGTAACATACAATCCATACAGATATGATTCATTTGTTTACAAAGATAGTGAAGAACCTGTTTACCGAGCTCAAGAAGTTGACATGATTAATTCACAAAATAAACTATTTGTAGTAAAAGAATAATGCCATTACCAAGAACAATAGTCAAACCTACACTACCTTTAGTACCAAAAAAAGTTTTATCTGAAAGAAGAGAACAACTTTTGGAATATATTAAAGAGGACGGGACTTATTTGCCTAAGTCAGTATTACATGCGGACTTGGACCGAGGTATGCTTGATTTTGTTAAGACAGAACTTGAAGTTGTAACTGCGGGTAAAGTTGTTCCTTTATTGGATATTATTATTACAACTCAAAACTGGGCACAATACTTAGAAACGTGGCAGTTCGTGGATTTAGACTACAATCCATCACCACCATTTATTACAGTAGTTAGAACTCCTGAAGTTAAGTATGGTACCAACCCATCACTTCAATATACAATACCAAACAGAAAACAATTTTATTACGCATCTGTACCAACTTGGAATGGAAACGAACAAGGTATGGACATTTACACAATTCCACAACCTGTACCTGTTGATATAAACTATCAAGTTAAAATCATTTGTAACAGAATGAGAGAGTTAAATCAACTGAATAAGATTGTGATGCAAACTTTTTCATCAAGACAAGCCTACACGTTTATTAAAGGTCAGTATGTTCCAATTATATTAAATAACGTATCTGATGAATCTCAAATGAGTATGGATTCAAGAAAGTATTATGTTCAAAGTTATGACTTTACCATGTTAGGTTATCTAATCGATGAAGAAGAGTTTGAAGTAAAGCCTGCAATTCAAAGAGTTACTCAATTAATCGAGATTGATACTTCAACAAGAAAACAAAGAAGAAACAAATATCCTGAAAATCCTGACGAGTTTGAAATGCCATTTTTGTTTGTTTCAGGTAATACCGTTTTAACTGATAGAATTGATTTTACTGCTGACATGACTTTAATATCGACCGATAACGTTGATACGTTTGATGTTTATATTAATGGTGATTATTATGGTAGTGATTTACAAAGAATTGAAATTACTACAAATGATATTTTAAGAATAGAAGTCACAAAAAATGATAATACTCAAGAATCACTTGTGACATACGAAAACAAATTAGTTTAATCTTCTCCGTAGATATCTTTTTTTTCTTTACACTTTTCAATTATCAAATTCTCTAAAAACTTATAAATCTTTATTCCACGCTTATCACAATACTTTTTTAGGATATCGTGTGATTCAGGGGAGATTTTAATATTCTTTATTTCTTTCTTGATTTTCATAGGTAGAAAAAAGGCAGAATTAATTCATACCGTTTATAAATACTTATCCAAAAGTAAAGTTTTTTCGTAAAATCTCTAATATTTATCAATAAAATAAATCTGTAACAGAATAATTTAATAATGGCAACACAAGTAAATCAAAAAGTATTCGTATCACCAGGCGTATACACATCTGAAACCGACTTATCGTTTGTAGCTCAAAGCGTTGGGGTAACTACATTAGGTATTGTTGGTGAGACTTTAAAAGGTCCAGCATTCGAACCAGTATTCATAACAAACTACGACGAGTTCCAAGCATATTTTGGTGGAACTGAACCCGTTAAATTTTATAACACTCAAATCCCAAAATATGAAGCGGCGTACATCGCTAAATCATACTTACAACAATCAAACCAATTGTTTGTAACAAGAGTATTGGGATTGTCTGGCTATGATGCAGGTCCGTCTTGGAGTTTATCATTGATTGCCAACGTTGACCCTACAACAATTGGTGACCCATCAAACGCAACAACATTTACCGCAACCTTTACAGGTGATGCTTCAGGTAATACTGTATCGTTTATTGGTGGTGCTTTACCACCTCAAGTTCAAGCGAACTTAAATACGCAATACAGAGTAAGTGACGGTTCAACATCATCATTACAAAATGACTTTAATGCTTACTTAGGTGGTATTATTGATACACCATCATTATCCGCAACTACATCAGTAGTATACGGTGCAATACCTAATGTTGATTACGACGCATTAGTGACAACATATACTGCGGTTACTGACCCATACAATTGTGTCAATACTTTTGATGATAACGATTTATCATCAGGAACTAATGACCCATGGTATTATGCTAACTTTAACATTTCAAGTGGAAATGCTTATACGGGTTATTCATTCTACTATGTTGTTAGTAGTTTATCGACAGGTGGTACAGGAACCTTTACAGGTGTAATCTCTGGTGAGTCTTATTCATTTACAGGAACTGCATACACTGAATTCAATAACATGGTTGTTGGTACACTTCGTTCAAGAGGTATTTCATTATATAATAATAGTTCTACAAGTGAAAATCATGGACCTGTTTATCAAGTAAGTGGTCTTACAGATTTACAAATGGTAACTACTGGTCAATACTCAGGAGTTACAAGTTCACCTTTCGCAACATTCTTATTATCAGGTGTTACAAGAGATAACGAAACTTTCTCATTTGAGACTTCATTATTAGCGGCATCTTCAAAATACATCACTAAAGTTTTAGGTGTTGATAACTTCGGAAAATCAAGATTTGAAGTCCCTGTGTTTGTTGAAGAGGCATATCAAGGAAGTTTAAATTATGCGTACAATCAAGGGTACATTAGAGGTCTAAACTCTGAGTTAATTGCTCTACCTGACGCTAGAAGTCAATCAAGTCAATCTATTGCTTGGAATCTAGAAAAATATCAAGCACCTGAAACACCATTCTTAGTTTCTGAATTAAGAGGTAATAAAGTTTATAACTTATTTAAATTTATTTCAATCTCCGATGGTGACGCGGCAAACACAGAAATTAAAGTTTCAATTGCAAACTTATCTTATAATAATATGTCATTTGATGTGTTAATTAGAAATTTCTTTGATACCGACGCAAATCCTGTGGTTATTGAAAAATTCACAAATTGTAATTTAGACCCAGCTTCTAATAACTTTATAGCTAAAAAGATTGGTTCTTCCGATGGAGAATACGCTTTGATTTCAAGATACGTTATGATTGAAATGGCGGACGAAGCACCAATTGATGCACTTCCTTGTGGATTCTATGGTTATACACAAAGAGAATATGAAGATGTGTCTGTTTACCCATCACCATACCCTAAGTTCAAAACAAAATACGATTATCCTGGTGAAGTAATTGCTAACCCACCATTTGGTACTGCGGCAGGAGGAACAAATTCTGTTGAGTCAGGTGGAGATATTATAAGAAGAACTTACTTAGGTTTTTCAACTCAATATGGTATTGACGAAGCGTTCTTAACTTACAAAGGAAAACAAAACCCACAAACAGGTTGGGAGACCGCAACTGACTCTATTAAATGGAATGTATTAAGTAAAGGTTTCCACATGGACTCAGGAGCAACGGTTGTTACAATCTCAAACACTTCAATGTCAAGTGGTCAAACAGCATTTGAATGTGGTGTTGCAGAATTTAGAGAAGACCCTGCAACTCAAGAGAATCCTTACTACTTCATCTACTCAAGAAAATATACTGTATGTTTTGCAGGTGGATTTGACGGTTGGGATATTTACAGAGAATGGAGAACTAATGAAGACAGATTCCAATTAGGAGCATCAGGTTACTTGGCAGGAGCATATCCTTCATCAAGATACCCAACAGCTACAGGTGATGGTATGTTTAAGAGAATTGTTGTTCAAAACAATACTCAAGATTTTGCAAACACTGACTACTACGCATACTTACTTGGTATCTTAACATTTGCAAATCCTGAAGCAACAAACATTAACATATTTGCAACTGCAAGTATTGACTATGTAAACAACTCAAATCTTGTAGAAGAAGCGATTGACATGGTTCAATACTCAAGAGCGGATTCAGTTTATATCTGTACAACTCCTGATTACAGAATGTATACACCAGATGCATCGAGTTCTTTAGATATTATTTACTCACAAGAAGCGGTTGACAACTTGGATAATACAGGAATTGACTCTAACTACACCGCAACTTACTACCCTTGGATTTTAACAAGAGATACTGTAAACAATACGCAAATTTACTTACCACCAACAGGTGAGGTTTGTAGAAACTTAGCATTGACTGATAACATTTCATTTCCATGGTTCGCATCTGCGGGTTACACAAGAGGTCTTGTAAACTCAATCAAAGCTAGACAAAAACTTACACAAACTGACAGAGACACATTATATCAAGGTAGAATTAACCCTATCGCAACTTTCTCTGATGTTGGAACTGTAATTTGGGGTAACAAAACATTACAAATTGCTGACACGTCACTTAACAGATTGAACGTAAGAAGATTATTACTTCAAGCTCGTAAGTTGATTTCTGCAGTAGCTGTAAGATTATTGTTCGAACAAAACGACCAAATTGTTAGACAACAATTCTTAGATAGTGTTAACCCTATCTTGGATTCAATCAGAAGAGACAGAGGTTTATACGATTTCCGTGTAACCGTATCATCTTCACCTGAAGACTTAGATAGAAATACATTAACAGGTAAAATCTACTTAAAACCTACGAAGGCGTTAGAATTCATCGACATCGAATTCTTCATTACTCCAACAGGAGCTTCGTTTGAGAACATTTAATAAACTTAACGGGGGTACTAATCATACCCCCTTTATTTGCCAAGTATGAAAAGACAACTTAGAGAGGGATTTAAAGGTGAGGGAACACCAGATATGAAATATTATGCGTTTGATTGGGATGACAATATTGTACACATGCCAACAAAAATAATATTAAAAACTGAAGATGGTGACGAAGTTGGTATGAGTACGGATGATTTTGCAGAATATAGAGGAATTATCGGTAAAGAACCTTTTGAATATAAAGGAGACACTATTGTTGGATTTGCCGAAGACCCATTTAAAAACTTTAGAACTGAGGGTGATAAAGATTTCTTAGTGGATGCCATGAGAGCAAAACTTGGACCAGCGTTTAATGATTTTAGAGAAGCAATTAATAACGGGTCAATATTTTCAATCATCACCGCAAGAGGTCACAACCCCAACACTTTAAAACAAGCTGTTTACAATTATATTATTGACGGATTTAATGGTATAGATAAAGACCAACTCGTTAAGAACCTTAAAAAATACAGGTCGTTTTTTGACGAGGACGATATGACGGACGATGAATTAATCAAGTCGTAT